CCGTGCTCGATATGACAGACCGGAACGTGCGCAAGCTGAAAGCCCACGGGGTGATACGCGAAGCGCAGCCGGGGCTTTACGACCTGATACCCACGGTGAACGCCTACGTCAACTATCTGCGCGGCGATAACAAGGACGGGGACAGCTACACAAAGCAGCGCGCCCGCCTTGCCGCCGCAAAGGCCGAAATGGCCGAGATGGAAGCGGGGATGCGGCGCAACGAGCTGCACGAAACGGCGGACGTTGAGCGGGCGATGAGCGTGCTCGTGACAAATTTGCGCACGAGGATTTTGGCTCTGCCCGCAAAGCTGGCGCCGGGACTTGCGCACCTGAACGGAGAAGAAGCCGCGATTTATGACGCGCTGCGCGCAGAGCTGGAAGAAACGCTCGAAGAGATGAGCCGTTACGACGAAGCGCTGAAACTGCCGGAAGGTGAGGATGATGGAGCTGATAACGCTGACCCCGGCGGAGCTGGCAATGCTGATGGAGATGCAGCGGCGGCGAAAAGCGGCAAAGCCGCGCTACGCAAACCCCGCGCGCCCCGTAAAGCCGCGCGGGTGCAAGGGGTGCCTTTGGGGAACGAGAATCGCTGACCGGTGGACATACTGCCCGTTTGACGGCTGCGTGAGGGAAAAATATGGCAAAGCAAACCAAAAAGCCAAAGACGCTCAAACTGCAACCGCAGACGGCGGCAATGATGGCGCGGATACTGCTCAAACTGAAACCGCCCCCGCGCCTGACGCTGAGTGAATGGGCGGACGAATACCGGATTTTGAACGCCAAGGCGAGCGCAATGCCGGGGCCGTGGAAAACGGATGCCGCGCCGTGGCTGCGCGAAATTATGAACGCAATGAGCGACCCGCATATCCACAAAGTGGTAGTGATGTGCTGCGCGCAGGTGGGCAAGACGGACGGCATTATCTTGAACGCGGCGGGGTACAACATGCACTACTCGCCCGGCCCCATGATGATTATGGAGCCGACTATCGAAATGGCCGAAGCGCTCTCCAAGGACAGGCTGACCCCGATGATAGAGGACAGCCCGGAGCTTGGAAAGCTCGTGGCGGGCAGGAGCCGCAACAGCGGCAACACGATTTTGAAAAAAGATTTCCCCGGCGGGGCGATCACGCTGGTGGGGGCGAACAGCCCGGCCAGTTTGCGCAGCCGCCCGGTGAAGATACTGCTGGCAGACGAAGTGGACGCCTACCCGGCAAGCGCCGGGGATGAGGGCGATCCGCTTTTTTTGGCGGCGAAACGCACTACAACCTTTTGGGATTACAAAATCGGCATGGTGAGCACGCCGACGGAGGAAGGTTCGAGCCGCATTAAAATCGAGTATCTGGCGGGCACGCAAAAGGAATGGTGCCTGCCGTGCCCCGCGTGCGGCGAATACCAGCCCATGATATGGGCGAACCTGCGAGGGCCGGACGGCGGCAAGTTTGACAGGAGCGACACCGGCAACCTGACCTATGTGTGCGAAAAATGCGGGTGCGTGGGCACGGAGTACCAGTGGCGCGCGCAGAGAAAAAAGGGCAAGTACATTGCCCAAAACCCCGGCGCGGCGCACGAGAGCTACCATATGAACACCATCGGCGCGGGCTTTGGCCCGTGGAAAGACATGGTGGACAAGTTTTTGCAGGCCAAAGATGAAGCGGACAACGGCGAAATCAACCAGCTGAAAGTTTGGACGAACACCGAGCTGGGCGAAACGTGGCAGGAACCCGGCAAGACGGTAGAGGGCGAAGAACTCATGAACCGCTGCGAGTGGTACGAGAGCGAAGTGCCGGACGAGGTGCGCGTGCTGACGGTGGGCATTGATACGCAGGACGACCGCTTTGAAGCTGAGGTAGTGGGCTGGAACGAAAAGCTGCAGAGCTGGGGCATCCGTTACCAGAAGATATACGGCGATTTGGAACTGCCCACCGTATGGGCAGACCTTGACCGGTTTTTGCGCCAACCGTTTTACAAGAAAAACGGAGAGCCGCTATATCTGCGCGGCGGCTTTATGGACTCGCAGGGGCACTTTCAGGACAAGGTGCTGCTGTTTTGCGGCGAGCGCGAATACATGTCCCTCTACGCCATAAAGGGCAACCCCGGCTTTGGGAGAGCATACCCCGGAAACAAATCGACAAACAACCGCTACAAAATCGCGCAGATACAAGTGGGCGTGGACGCGGGCAAAGCGCAGGTGTACCACAGCTTGTGCGTGGAAGAGGAAGAAGCGCCGCTATACTGCCACTTCCCGCAGGACGAACGCGCGGGGTATTACAAAGAGGAATATTTCCGAGGGCTTGCCGCTGAAAAAGAAGTGATCCGCATGAAGCAGGGCCGCCCGGTGAAAACGTGGGAAATCAAAGACCACCGGCACAAGCGCAACGAACCGCTGGACTGCCGCAACTATGCGCTTGCCTGCCTTAAATTTATCAACCCGCCGGAGCTGAAACGGCCGGACGAAAAGACGGGCACAGCGGGCAGAAGAAAACTGAGCGGAGGTATCCGGTAAATGGCAACGGGAATCACAGTAAAAATCGCGCAAGAGCATTTAGACGGCTGGCTGGAAGCGGAGGAGCGGCTGATGACCGCGCAGAGCTACCAGCTTGGCACGCGGAGCTTGACGCGCGCAGACCTAAAACAGGTGCGCGCCGAAATCGAATATTGGAGCGAGAAACTGACCGAGGCACAGCAGGCCGAGGCAAACCCGAACGGATGCAGAAATCGCGGATACCGCATTGTGCCGCGCGACTTGTGAGGTGATGCGCATTGGCTGATAGCGTTTTTTACCGCGCCGCTGCGGGAGTGGTAACGGCGATGAACAGCGGCATTGATGCTGTGGTGCAGGCCGTAAGCCCGGAAACGGGCGTGAAGCGCGCCCTTGCCCGGCGCAAAATTGAAATACTGAACAGCGGCTACGGCAACCACGGCGCGGACAGGCAGAAAAAGCACAACAAAGGCTGGCTTGCCGGGGGCGGCAGCGCAAAAGAGGACATCGAGGACAACATCGATCTGCTGCGTCGCCGCAGCCGGGACAAGTATATGGGCGCGCCGGTGGCCACGGCGGCCGTGAACACCAAGAGAATCAACGTGCTGGGCAGCGGCGTGATGCCGACGCCGCTTGTTGACGCGGACTTTTTGGGCCTGACAGCGGAGCAGGCCGCCGCGCTGCAAGCGCAAATTGTGCGGGAGTTTGACATGTGGGCCGACACGCCGGGCTGTGACGCGGAGAGAATCGATAACTTTTACCAGCTGCAACGCGTGGCGTATATGGGATACCTGCTCAACGGCGACAGCTTTACGCTGATGGATACCGCCGACGAAGCGGACAGGAGCCAACCCTACAAGCTGCGCCTGCGGCTGGTGGAGGCTGACCGCGTGTGCAGCCCGCACGGGGCCGACGTGCTGACGCCCGCCGTGGTGGACGGCGTGGCCGTGGAGCGAATTGTGCAGGGCGTGGAGACAGACGCGCGCGGCGCGGTAAAGGCGTATTGGATCGCGAAGAACCACCCGCTTGCCTACACGGCGTTCCTTGCAAGGGGCGGGCAGGAGTGGAGCCGCGTGGAGGCGTACAGCCAAAAGACGGGGCGGCGCAACGTGCTGCATGTTATGCAGCGCGAACGCGCGGGGCAACTGCGCGGCGTGCCCATGCTGGCCCCGGTGCTGGAAGAGCTGAACCAACTGGGCCGGTACAGCGAAGCGGAGCTTGACGCGGCTGTGGTGGCAAGCCTTACAACGGGCTTTATTACAAAAGGCACGGCAAAGGACGGCCCGCCCTTTTACGGCGAGATACCGGACGACAAGCTCGTGGACAAGGAAGATAAAGCTTCCATTGAGCTTGCGCCGGGCGCAATGTATGACCTCGACGTGGGCGAAGATATCAAGTTCCCGACGCCGGGCAGGCCGAACGCAAACTTTTCGGCGTTCTATAACGCGGTGCTGGAACAAATCAGCGCGGCAATGGGGATACCGGTGGAAGTGCTGAACAAGAAGTTTAGCACAAGCTACTCGGCCGCGCGCGGCGCGCTCAACGAGTTTTGGCGCGAGTGCGAAACGGAGCGGGAGTTTTTTAACACGGACTTTAACCAGCCTATCTATGAGGAATGGTTTGCCGAGGCGGTGGCGACGGGACGCATTAACGCGCCGGGATTTTTTACCGACCCGGCTATCCGGCGCGCGTACACCAACTGCCGGTGGAACGGCCCCGCGAGAACCAACCTAAGCCCCGTGGACGAGGTGCAGGCGGCGCTCTTGCGCGTGCAGGCGGGCTTTAGCACCGCCGAAGAGGAAACCGCGCAGATGACCGGCGGCAGCTACATGAGCAACATCAAGCAGAGAAAGATTGAAGCGCAACTCAAACGGGAGGTGGACGAGATTGCAGGCGAAACA